TTGTTTCCCATATGTCGTTATGAAATCGATCGTAAAGCTTGTTGGTATCCTCAGTTGTTGCCATTCCCGTAAACCCGCTTTGTGCTCCTCTCGTGCAAAGATAGTACAGATCCGTTTTGTCAAAATTAGTACGCAACCAATCCTTAAATGTCTTTGTCTTCCCCCTTGTCATCGCTGACCCCTCCTTTTTATTCAGCTGGCCTAAGCTGGCCATTCATTACTGCTTACGGTCGACAAAATAGCCAATCAGTCGACCGTCCAGATACACGTACACGATCCGGCGCTCGTTCCCGTACCAGAACCTGAGTGTCAACCGGTCGTCTGGTACGTTGCGCAGTTTCCTGAAGATCCGCCGTGCCGCCTCGACCACAGTCGGCGCATCGATGAAGTCGATCATCGAATCCCCGATGATCGCATTCCCGATATGTTTTGCTCCGCCTTTCCTGACCACATATGCCATACTGCCGTGTACCGTTGCCATCGCTGATCCCTCCTTATGTATTATCCCTTGCGAATATATGATATCACTTATTATGCCATTCCGTCAAGCCCTGACCATTCCTGACCATTGCGATACCCATGTGGGTATGCGGAACGGCCGCCGAATGTCGGGGAAATTTGCCTTGACTTTGTGCCGCCGATTAGGGTACGATAATTTTGTTAGGCGGACAAAGCATGCTTTTTGTGGAGACGGGGGTAGGGGCCCAAAAAGGCGGGGCACGCGCGAGGAGATAAGACCCCCCTCCCCCCTCCGCAAAAAATTCTCACTTCACTCCGATAAAGCGCCCTTCATTCCCCGCCTGACGATCATACGGAGGTGATCCGATGGCCCGCAAAGCCAATCTCCAGTACCCCAAGCAGGAAACGCCACTTGCCGCACAGGCCTTCAAGACCTACTACGAGCTCGGCGACAAGCGCACTCTCCGTGCCGTGGCAGAAAAGCTTAACATCTCCATCACCACCGTTCACCGCTATTCGAGGATGTTCAACTGGGCCGACAGGGTAGCCGAACTCGACAAGGCTCAGGTCGAGGCCACCCATAAGGCATTAGTGCGAAACACGATCGAATCCAAGATGCAGACCATGGAGATCAACCAGAAGCTCAAGGACGACTTCGCCCGCATGGTAAACGAGGGCAAGGTGCGCATAAGGACGATCAAGGACTATATCAGCGTGGACAGACACGACCTTCTCGTGCGAGGCGAGCCCACGGAGAGGACGGAGTCCACGAATATCGAACTCAAAGGGCAGGTGAAAAATCTCCTTGCCATGATCGGCTCCCGCATCGCAGAAAGCGGGGACGAGCAGATCAAGGCGCTGCTTGCGGAGTTCACGGATGGTGAATAAATATCTTCACCCACCTAAAAGCAACGAATATGGAGTGGTGCTCCAGGACACGAGGGAGAAGGCCCATGCATATTATTTCTCGGCCATAGCGGGGGCCAACAAACTAGGCGAGCAGGCGCTGAAGGAAGTTTTAAGAAGCCTTTGTCTCGGCGACCTTTTCTTCCTCATCGTCTATGGCCTGGGCTGTGCGTTCGCCGATAACGACTGGGTGTTCGAACGAAGCAGGGAGGTGCAGAGGCACCCCGACGGATACGTGGATCTCTGGAGCCGTGAGCACTACAAGAGCACCGTGATCACCTTCGCCTTGACCGTGCAGGAGATATTGAAGAACCCCGAAATCACCATATGCATCTTTTCAGTCACCCGTCCGATGGCCAAGCAGTTTTTGGCCCAGATCAAGAGGGAGTTTGAGAAGAACGCATTTCTGAAAGAACTGTTTCCTGACGTGCTTTACTTCAAGCCCCAGCAGGAAAGCCCCAAGTGGAACGAGGACGACGGACTGATAGTGAGAAGGACTGGCAACCCGAAGGAGGCCACGCTTGAGGCCTACGGCCTGTCCGATGACTCCCAGCCCACGTCCAAGCACTACGACATAAAGATATACGACGACGTGATCACGGAGCGTTCCGTGACCAGTCAGGAGATGATCGAGAAGGCCATGACGGGCATCAGATTGTCCATGAACCTGTCGAAGACCGATCCCAAAAGCGGAAAGATCATCACAAGGAACAGGTTTGTGGGCACCAGATGGGACCTGGACGACCCGTACGGGAAGATCATTGCCGAAGGCATTGCGGAAGAGCGCAGGAGGCCGGGAGTGATCGTGATGGAAGACGGAAGGCTTAAGTCGGTCGGGCCGTGGAGCGACGAGACGGCCGAGGCAAAGAGGAGGGAATTGGGGGACTATATATTTTCATGCCAGATCCTCCTTGATCCCGTAGCTGCGTCGTCCCAGAAGTTCAAAGAGGAATGGTTGAGGTTCTGGGATGCAGAAAACCTGCGCAATCTCAACATCTACATCGTCGTCGACCCAGCTGGAAGCAGGAAGGGCAAGGACGCAGATTATACAGTATTCAACGTTTTCGGCGTTGACAGTCTTGACAATCGCTTAATAATACGATTAATTAGGGATAGGCTAAACTTGGTAGAGAGGGCTAACATTTTATTCGATCTTGTTCGTGAATTCCCGAAGGTGCTAAAAGTCGGGTACGAGCAGGTTGGCATGCAGGCCGACATCGAACATATCCAGTACCGCATGAAGCAGGAAAACTTTCGTTTTACCATCGTCCCATTGGGCACCACCAAGCGCCTCACCAGCGACGCCAACAAGCACGTGGGAGGCAAGATCAAGAAGGAAGACGCCATCGCTGCACTGGTTGCCCCCTTCGAGGCTGGTCGCATATATCTCCCCTATCACTGCTGGTACACCGACAGTACGGGCACGGCCAAGGACATGACGAGGGTGTTCATCGAGGAGGAATATTTGAAATGGTACCCTGGTGCCCAGTGCCACGACGACATGCTTGACACGATGCACATGATGTTCCATCAGGACTTGGACGTGAGGGTGCCGAACGTGGAGATGTACGAAAAACACAGAGAGAGAAAAGCAATAGCAGGTGCGGTATATTCGCACAGGAGGGGATAAGATGGGCGGAGTAATCGCGGCAATAGGAAGCCTGTTTGGGGGAGGTGCACTCGGTACGGCCATAGGCACGGCAGTCGTAGGGCTTGGCGCAAGTGAATTGGTGAAATCGGCCATGCCAAGCCCGAGCATCACGGTGCCCGAGATGAAGACGCCTGAGATGAAGACGCCTGAGGTGCCGAGCATAGTAGATATCAGCCATGGCGAGGTAGAGGCAACACAACAAAAACGCAGAAAAGCAGCTGCACGGACTCAGACTATTTACACCACTCCCCTTGGCCTATCGGGCAGTTCGCCTACGGGCAAGAAGACTTTGCTTGGCGGGTAGTTAAGTGATCACATACGAACAGGCACAAGTCAGGCTAAGGGATATGAAGGCCGAGCGCTCCAACTGGGAGTCGCTGTGGAGGGACGTGGCAAGCTACGTACTCCCCCGCAGGCTCAAGGAAGAGGAACGCACGTCGGGCCAGAATTTGTATTCCCTCATGTACGACTCCACGGCCGAGCGGGCCAACAACAGGCTTGCGGCCGTGATCCAGTCCATGCTCACCAACCCTTCATCGAGATGGTTTTCGCTGAAGGTAAACAACCCTGCCCTAATGGAAGACGAGGCCACGCTGGAATGGCTTGAGGCCAACAGGGATATAGCCCTGCAGCTCATGAGCGACAGCAACTTCTCGCAGGCTGCAGACGAGCTTTACCTCGATATAGGAGCCATAGGCACTGGCGTGATGCTGGTGAGCGAAGGGCGAAACAAGCCCTTGCACTTCCAGACTCTTCCCATATACGAATGCTACCTCGCCGAAAACGACGAAGGCATAGTCGACACGCTCTACCGTGAATATTCAATGACAGTGTGGCAGTTCGTGCAGAAGTTCGGCGACGCTACTCCCGCATTTATCATGGAGAAATACAAATCAAGGCGGTTTGAGGACAGGCACAAGGTGCTCCACGTGATAGAACCGAGAGAAGGAGTGCCTAAGACGCCGTCCAATTCAAAGGAGTTTCCCTATGCGTCCTACTACTTTTCGGTCGACACGGGAGAGCTGCTTCACGAGGGTGGATACAAGACCTTCCCAGCAGTATGCCCCAGATGGAGGAAGGCATCGGGTGAGGTCTACGGACGTGGCCCTGGCCTTGAGGCGCTGGCCGATATCAAGACATTGAACGAGATGGTCTACTCCAATCTCATGGCGGCGCACAGGGCAGTAGAGCCTCCACTTGACGTGGAAGAGGACGCTTACACCGACACGCTCAACCTTTCGCCTAATGCCATCAATTACAGGCAGAAGCAATACAACAGGGCGCAGCCTCTCTACACTGTGCAGGGGCTTGCCGTATCGTTGGACATGCAAGAGGCATATAGGCGCCTCATAAACGAGTCGTTCTTCTATCAGCAGCTCACGCTCATCGAAAGCGATCGCATGACGGCCACGGAAGTGATGCAGCGCACGGAGGAAAACATGCGGATACTCGGCCCCACGTTCGGCAGGCTCCAGAGCGAATTCCTTGAGCCTCTGATAAGGCGCACATTGCAGATACTTGACGACAGAGGATTGCTTTATCCCGCTCCCGACTTTATCCGCAACGCAGGCGTGATAGTAGAGTACGAATCTCCGCTTGCGAGGGCGCAGAAGTCAAGCGAACTGCAGGCAATTCAGCAGGCAATCCTTATTACTGCCCCAATAGCGCAGGTGAAGCCTGACGTGATAGACGTTGTGAAATGGGACGACATAGTTAGGGAGCTGTTCCTGCTTAACGGCGTAGAGCAGAAACGGTTGAGGACGCAGAAGGAAGTGGAAGCGATAAGGCAGCAGAGGCAGCAGCAGCAGTTGGCCATGTATGCCGCAAGCCAGCTGGAGTCGATGGCCAAGGCTGCAAAGCAGGCAAGCCAGGCCAAGCCAGAAGAAGGGCTGTTGGGGCAGGTGCTTGGCAGTGCAGAATAGCGGAGACCTGCTTGAGAAGTATATAGATGCGTTCAAGACCGAGGACGAGGCAGTCCTTGACGACCTCAAGCGCAAGTTCTACTACAACACCCCAATGTTTGACGCAAAGGAGATAAATCCGTATGAACTCGCACGGAGGGAAGGCAACAGGGAAGTGCTGCTTTACATATTGGACAAAATCCAGAAGGGATACGAAAGGAGGGCGACCCGCAGTGCGGACAATCGCCGAAAGAGAGTTTAACTTACAGCTGTTTGCAGAAGGAGAAGGAGAAGCACAGGCACCTGTACAGACGCAGGGGCAGGAGACACCTGCACAGCAGGGCGGATATGAGGGCATATTGAATTTGCAGACTGCCCCCAAAGGCGGAGATGACTGGAGGGCGCAGTTACCAGAGGAGCTGAAGTCTCACCCGTCGCTACAGAAGTTCAACTCGCCTGCGGATTTATTCAAGTCATACGTGAGCCTGGAGTCGATGTTGGGCAAAAACAAGGTGCCCATACCAGATGAGAACGCTCCGCAGGAAGAATGGGACAAATTCTACGAGAAACTTGGTAGGCCTAAGACCCCAGACGAGTACGAGATAAAGCTTGATGGAGTGCAGGCCAACGAGGAGTTTCTGAACAACTACAAGCAATGGGCCCACAAAGCAGGTCTTAACAAGCAGCAGGCGGCGGAGTTGGCCAAGCATTATGCAGAGTTCGAGAGCCAGTATGTGGCAAAGCTCCAGCAGGACTTTATAAACAGGGTACAGGAGGCCAAGCGAAACCTTGCCAACGAGTGGGGGCAGAATTACGAGCGCAACGTGAAGGCTGCAGAACGGGCATTGATGGCAGCGGCCAATGAGATAGATGGCCTGCAGGAATGGCTTGAGGCAAGCGGCGCCAAGGCAGACCCCGTATTCGTGAAGCTGATGCACTTCTTCGGACGTGGGCTTGCCGAGGATACACTGAAAGGCGGGGGAAGAGCAATAGCACCAGAGTCGGCGGAGGCAGAGATAGAAAGGTTATTGGCCGATGACGACTTCAAGAAGAAATACCTGAGCGGAAACAAGGCTGCCGTTGAGCAAATTACAAGGCTCATGGAGGCAGCCTACGGCAACAAAGAGGCAGACTTGGGATAACCGAAAGGCCCCGATGAGCCTCACGCCGATGCGGGCGTAAAGCGCTACAAGGCCCCAATGCGGACAACCTTGGCGGGGGAAGTAAAAATAAAAACAAAAAAAGGAGTGAGTTGTAGTGGCAAATGATATTACCATGATGATGATCAAGCAGTTCAGCACGAACGTGCAGCTACTCTGCCAGCAGCTCGACTCTAGGTTTGCAAAAGCCGTCAGGGTTGAGCCGATTCATGCGGAGTATGCGTTCTTTGACCAGATAGGGCCTGACATAGCGGAGGATATGACCACGAGACACGGGCCTACGCCTATCATGGACGAGCAGCACCAGAGGCGCAGGGTACACGCAACACGCAGCCATATAGGGCGTCTCATCGATGCCTATGACCTCAACAGGATACTCACCGATCCTACGTCGGCATATGTGAAGAGCATGGTCGCTGCGTTGTTCCGCAAGATAGACGATAAGATAATCGCTGCAGCGGTAGGGCCTGCGTATACTGGCAAGGAAGGCGAGACGGCAATTCAGTTCGATTCGGCGCATATGGTTGTTGCGAATACCGTGGGGTCGGGTACAACGCCGACAGGCATGAACGTCGAAAAATTGCTTGCTGCATCGGAGATATTAAATAAATATGATGTGCCCGAAAACGACCGCTATGTGGCGATGAGTGCAAAACAGCACGCAGAGCTTCTCGCCGACCAACGCACGACCAGCAGGGATTACATCGGCACGTTCACGCTGGAGAATGGGCGCATAACCAACTTCGTAGGGTTTAACATAATCCTTTCAGAAAGGTTGCCGAAGAGCGGCAGCGACCGCGAGTGCCTGTTCTGGCAGAAGGACGGGCTGCTTCTGGCTGTGAACGAAGACGTGGTTACCAAGATAAGCGAACGTCCCGATCTTGCCTATTCCAAGCAGATTTACATCGCCATGGACAACGGCGCCACCAGAATGGAAGAGTGCAGAGTTGGCAAGATATTCTGCAAGGAATAGGGGGCGATGTAGATGACGATCTACAATGGGATTAACTACGACAAATATATGGCAGGGCAGGTGCTTGACCAGGGCCTGTGGGGCGGGAAGGTGCAGGTGGCATACGACAAATTTGCGTATACCGCCAACTCGGGTAGCGGAGACGTAGTGAAGCTATGTAAGCTACCCAAGAATGCAAGAGTACTCCCGATATCGGTGATCAAGACCAGCGCAGCAACCACGCTGTCAGTTGGGATAGAAGGTGCCACAGACAAGTTTGTCAGCTCTGGTTCCGTCAATGGCATTACAACGTTCGCCAAGGCGGACGGCACGCAGCTTGGCGAAGAAGGTCCAATAACGGTAACCATCACGTCTACCAATACTGCTCCGACGATCGAAGTATGGGTCTTCTACGTACAAGCAGGATAGAGGTGAGGTGAATGGCCGAACATAAGGGGATAAACCTAACAACTCACGAGGATGGCACGGTGCTTGATCCAGGCGTATGGGGCGGGAAAGTGCAGGCCATGCACGACACGGTTACATTTGCCTCCACCGCATCGGGCAACGCTGCATATTTAGGCTGGATACCTAAGAATGCACGGATACTGCCCAACTCGTTCGTTAAGTACGGGGCAATGGGAGAGGTTGGCGCCCCTGCAACTTCCGCATCGTTCAAGGTTGGCACCCTAGGCGACGACGATAAATTCGGTTCGGTATCTAACGCAAAAAATGCAGGTACGTTTCAGTTCACGTCAGTGGATAACAACAAGGTAGGCGAGTCGGGCCCGCTGGTCATAACCATTGCCAACGCAGGAAGCGGATCAAACGTGCCCGTGGAGGCATGGATATTCTACGTGCAGGCGGGGTAAGGCAAGGGGGCTTCCCCGCCCCCTTAAAATTTAGGGAGGGATAAATTTTGGTGAAAGCGAGGATTAGCAGATGGCCGTAACATCGGAATATCAACCAGCCCGTCTAAAGGGCAACGGCACGACGGCAAGGTTCGACTTCCCGTTCCGCATATTCGCAAACACCGACCTGCAGGTATATGTGGATAACGTACTTCAGACATTGGGCACAAATTATGATGTGAAATCGGATGTCTACTTACCAGACGGGTCAGATTATGACTGGAGGAACGGCGGGTATATATTATTTAAACCCGAATATATTCCACAGCAGGACGTAGAGGTCGTTATTCACAGGGTGATTCCAATCATGCAATTGCTCGACCTCGAGGAAGGCGGGCCGCTGCCACCAGAAGTGCTTGAATCGGCGCTTGACAGGATGACCTACATCGCCCAGCAGATAGACAATGCCGTGAAGCGGTGCTTGTCATTCCCGATAACCACGGTCTACGACTTCAACTTCACCATGCCCACGCCGAGGCCGTACGCCTTCTTGGGCATATCGGCCGACGGCACCACGTTTGCGCTCTACGACGAATACATACTGAAGCTTCAATATTCGCCAGACATCGAGAACTGGTACGACGAAAGCGTGCCCGAAAGAAACGACAGATACGTGAGGATAAGCGTGGACGGCGGGCAGACGTGGGGGTCTCCCGTTGACATGAACGGGCTGCAAAATGAAATCTTGGCTGCTACGGAACAATACAGAAATGAGGCTATTGAGGCTGCCGCCATTGCACAGGATTCGGCTGCGAGGGCGTTCGGTGCCGCTGCTCCTGCGTGGAGCGCAGAAGAGGTTTACAGCTTCCCTGACGTGGTAGCCTACGCCAACGGGCACACGTACAGGTGCAAGGGCACAGATGTTGACGCAAGCAACCCACCAGTACTGAACGGTGAAGACAACGAGGAATACTGGACGAGGCTCACGCTTTCGCCAGTAGAGGTGATACCAAAGACGTTTTTTGAATATGACGATAACGGCGATTTAATGCCGATATAGGCGGTGATGAGACCGTGATAGACATATGCAATCAGGCATTAAGGGACATAGGCGAGATGCCTATCGTGTCTCTGGACGAGGCAAGCAAGGCTGCACGTGCCTGTGCAGGGCTGTGGGATTCGGCAAGGGATTTCACGCAGTCATTA